GAAAAGTTTCAACAGGTCAATTTCCTGGGCCTGAGACTGTAATATTTGAACTTCTAGGGATGGAACATTTTGGTTCCTTATTACATTAAAAACTGGAACGGATATTCCTGTCATAGTGACCAATCTTGACATCACATTTCCTCCTCTTCTTCTGAATCATCTATACCGTTGTTATTGCAATCAGATGGTCCCCCTTTACCACTTTGATGTTTTCCCGGAAATGGTACATTTGCCGGCGCATCATACAGATATGGAGTTGGCTGCTTTTCTGCAAAATCCGGTCCTATTTCTTTCTTCTGTTTTGACATAATCTTGTCCTCCTTGTTTTTGAATAAATATTTAGACTTTGTGGTTATATAAATGATAAAAATCAGTGCATAGTATCACGCAATACGGATTTATCAGACCATGGAATTGTTAAGGCATATTCTGGGGATGCCGTCATTAATTCGGATTGGGTAAGTGCTGGAACCGTGGTATACAAAGTCCTTAACGGTACGTGTTTTGTGGATTTTGATATCACTGTAAAGCAGATTACAGCAATAAACACGCTGATTGTAAGCGGACTGCCTGAATCAACAATCGTCAGGCACGGGCGCATTACAGGCTGGGAAAACGGCGACATTTCTATGCCGTTTTACTTAAATAAAAAGGATATCATTGCAAATCCCTGTGGTGCAGGGAGGTATGCAGGATGTCTTTCCTTTTCAATTATATAGTTCGCCAACCGGTCCAACCGATTCCAGCAAGAGTATAACTTCGGACAAACAAGTTAGTATCTGACACTGCAAAAGCAACCTGAATAGCCCAGGCAAGCTCAAGAGACATACCGATAACAAAGCCATTACCAAATCCACTGACTCCCTGCTTATATGGTGTATTGAGTGTATTATTATCCCAAATTGCCATTACTACCGTCTCGCTTTTACCCTCAGTAAGGAAATTGCAGTCAGCAACTCTGCTCGCAAACCTGTTACTTAAATCCGTATTGAGCCCACTAATACTTTTTTGCAGCCCGTCTGTTATCTTCGTGATTTGGGGTCCCACATCCGCTGCCAGGACCTGCTGTGTGTTGACGCTGTCCAGCACATGGCACAACATGCTTTTTTCTATCATCTTGTTTGCCAGCCGCTCCAGGAATGCATCATTGTTAATCAGCTTCCCGAACAGGGCATTGTATACATCCGCGTGGACCGGGTCTGAGGTTTCCAGCTTTCTCAACTCCCGGATGAGCGCCGCCTGTTCTTCATTTATCTCAAAATTCGCCATCTTCCCTGCCTCCTAAAAGATATCGTCAAACGCAAAGGTCATCTCCTCGTCATCATCCTTGTTCTTGTCCGAACAGGTGCGTATCATCACCAGGTCACCCTCCGCATCACACAATGCCATCTCATTGATGGACGTGTTGGCCAGTTCCTCCCTGGATAAGGTACAGATATACCGGAAGTTGGTGTCCGTCACCTGCTCGATGCTGCTCAGGTCCTTCCGTAACAGCTCGTTTTTCAAGGTGTTATCATCCTCTGATGGCGTCCCGTCCGCGCCGTTCCCAAATGCCATCTGTGTGACTGCCGGCAATGCCTTGATGCCCGCCCTGGCCTTCAGTATCTTATTCTTACTCAACTTGGTTATCGTTGTACTTGCCATCAGATTTCCTCCTCTATGACTTGTGCATCCATATGTTTGGCTCCATCATTGTACGTGCTCCCATCATGGATTCTCCAGTGATGCCAGGTTGTACATGTCAGCCTTCCCTCCTCATCCTCCTCCATCCGGCTGCGTATGTGCAGGTAGGGCAGGTGGTTTCCAATCACATTGTCATGATGGATGCTTCCATCGTTGTCGTGCTCCCCGTTCAGGATGTTATTGTTATACCAGCGCATCTCCGCCCGTATCAGGATGTCATGGGGGCGGATGCATTCTTCCAGTCCTGCGTCCTGAATCCGGTACAGGAAACGGTAACGGTCCAGCCCGCTTCCCTTCTTTACCCGCCGTACCTCCCGGCGGATGATATCATGGCCGAGGTCAAAGGAATCATCTATATCCCGGGACAGGATGACATAAAATTCCGCCCAGTGCTCCCGGCTGCCCTCCAGTTCATACGCCGGCACCATCTCCACATCGGTAAAGCCCAGGGACCGCACCGCCTGGAGCGTGCCCACCTCCGTCCCGCCAAGCCGGCAGGTGTCTGCATACATCATCAGCCGTACCCGGAAGTTTTCCCAGGTTTCGCCCTCATAGCGCGTCAGTTTCCGGTCCAGGCCATGCTCCGGAAGCATCCGTGGGCTGGCTGTCCTTACCATGCCTTCCTCCCGTGCCCGCCGGAGCATGGTCTTGTTTTCATCGAACAGCCGCCCGGTCACTTTGAAATAGATATACCACTGGTTCCTGGCCTTCCTTGCCTGTTTGAAGGGCGTGGACAGCAGATAATACATATATTCCCCGAATGTCTCCAGCATGGCGTCCCTCCTATGTGTTCCTTACCTTGACCGTGATACTCCCCAGCATGACCACATTCCCGGCCGGCAGCTCCACATCCACTGCGGGGGCCGTGAATACGGTCTTACGGTAGTCCGGTATGCTCTGGCGGAGCACATACCGGATATCATCCTGTAAGAATAAGTTGAAGTCCGTCCGGTTGGACAGGGACATGGCCCCCGCTATCAGGGACCGGGCCGTTTCCTCCACATCCGTCACCCCTGCCCCCTGTTTGAGGTACAGGGTGATGTCCACATCCTGATAGGTGATGGTTCCGGACTTTGCCAGGTAGTCCTCGTAATTATCCTTCAGCTGGTCCGCCGCCGCCTGGGCCTTGCGCACCAGCTCCTCGCTGGCTTCCCCCGCCGTCCCCACCACAATCACATCCACCGTTCCCTGCCCCCTTGGATGCTGGTCATCAATGTAGGCGCACATCACACCCGGGATGGCCTCCACGGCTGCCTTCAGCTTGGCCGATGTGGTATTGGTGGACAGTTCCTCCCAGCTGGACAGGGTCCGGCTGCGTAAGCCGGCTTCGCTCTCTTCATCTGCCCCCTCGGAATATATCCATCCCTGCCGGTTCGTGACCTGCGACACGCCCTCCAGGTATATCATGCTTACCCTTATCTGGTCCTCACTCACATTGTAGCGCGCTCCGGCCGCTTCCGCCTCCACCAGCACGCTGCCCTCCGCCTGGCCGGCCTGTATCACCGTATCCTCTAACGTGTAGTAGACCAGCTCATCCCCGTTGATGTCCGGGGCCGTCTTGAACATATGTCCCTTCGTCACGGTCAGGGCCTGCCCGTAATCGGACCTGACAAGGGTCACATATCCCTGGGTCCGGGTCGCCGCCTTCCGGAACTTGGAAAAGTCCGCCGCCTTCAGTTCCAGCCACCTGCCTTCCGCATGCCGCAGGAACTGGTTGTTCAGGATGGTCCGCGCCAGACGGAGCAGCTCGATGTGTATCTGCACGCAGATACGTGTCAGCCAGTAAAAGACGCCTCCGCTGCCCCACTTGGTGATGGTAAACCCTTCCGCCGCCAGCTCCTCCTTCAGCTCCTGCATCTTTGTATCGGCATCAGGGACCGGTATGATTTCATCCAGAATGCTTTCATCAATCAACGAGTTTCACCTCCGCCCCGTCCAGTTCCAGGTCCATCTGATAGGACACATCCTCATTTGCAATCTTAAATCCCACATGGATGTTCACTATGTCATCCCCCATCCGGGACACGCCAACCCCAATGCTGTGCGGGTTGATTTCATCCCGCTTCCTTAACTTTTCCGTGACCCGGTTCTTTATCTGCAGCTCCTCCAGTTCGCCTATCTCCCGGTGGCAGAAATCCAACAGCGACCATCCGTAATCGGAATCAAAAAAACATTCCCCCTCCATGGTCAGGGCCTCCAGGCGGATGTCCTGCAGGAAACAGTCCAGGCCGCCCGCCAGTGCTTCCTCTCCCGATGCCAGGGGGACCGGCTGCCCGGTATCGTCTAACATCAGGTCCGTTTCCGTCAGTATCATAAGCATCTCCCCAGGATGTACGGCCGGCACTGCCCATATAAAAGCCCGACTGCCACTACATCCCCTTTCTTCAGGACCTGCTCCGTCCTTATATAAGGAATCGCGGGAAAGGCTTCATCCGTCTCCCCGTTTTCCTTCAGCAGCCGCAGCGTCACATACGATGCCCCATCCTTCACGGTCCCTTCCATCACCTTTGCCTGGTACAGGGCCGGATGGCGTATATGCGGATAGTCTGTCCCTATGGTCTCATTCACCGTCAGTTTGACAAATTCGTCAAGAAAACCGGCCATTTTGAATCCCCTTCCTTCCAGCTAAAATGATACATACATCCTCACGCTTCCCGTTTCATCCGCCTTCACCCGGACCGAGGTCACAAGGGCCTCCCCGTCAAACTTCCGGTGTCTTATCCGGATACGCTCTCCCTGGTGAATCCACGGGACCCCGATGGTCTTGATTTCGTTACCGCCGTTCCATTGGTTGAAGGAAAGGATGTTCTTCCCTTCCTCCAGTACATAGATAAGCGTCTGCTCTTCCCCGGTCCCCCAGAAAAACCGGCCGGACCGGAAATAAAAGGATGCCTCCAGACCCCAGACCCGGCCCACCTCCTGGATAAGCTCCGCCACATTCATGCGCGGGACCGGGACCACATCCTTTTTGGGGTACATGGTATCGGACAGGCGGTAATCCGCAATCCCGGCCCTTCCAAGGCCGAACCGGATGATATCCTGCGGACAGCAGTCCAGGAAGGTCTCCTTTACGTAGGTCCGTTTCAGGAACAGTGTATCGTCCAGTATCCGGTAAGGCCCCAATGCCTGGACGTCCGCCATGTATCCCGTTAAGAGCGTGTCATAATCCCCGTCATAGCCCAGTTCCACCTGGGCCGGGGCCATGGATGCAAGGTCCAGGAGCCCGGCATAACCGGGGTCATATTCCAAGGTGGCCCAGCTGCACTGCTCCCTCCGGCTGGAATGGCATTCCACACGGATTCCCTGCGTGAATACCTGGTCCCCAACGGTTATCCGGAACCGTGGCGTAATCAGTTTCCGTTCTGCCATGCTACCTCCTATGTATCCCGGGCCGGGCTCTCCGATGTCTTATCCTTAATCCTGGGGGCCTGGCCTCTCTGTGTGTTCAGGTATTCCTGGTAGCCGGTACTGATTCCCTGGGCCTGTGACGTCCCTGCCTTGCTGCCGGAGGATGCGTTTTTCCCGCTTCCCGCCGCCTTGGTCTGCACGGTGACCGGCAGGCACTCCCAGAATTCCAGCGCTGCCTCCCCATAACTGTTTTCCGTCTTCTTGGACAGGTCGATTCCTTTAAAATACACCAGGTTCAGACCGCAGGCTGCGGCCTGGCTGTTCACCACCGGCAGCGGTATGGCAGCCGTCTGCCCCGGCGGCTTGAACAGCAGCTGGATGGTCTGCACCATGCCCTCAACGCTTTCCCCGGCACTGGGTTCCAGCAGCAGGTCCACATTCATCTTCAGCGGTTCGTACCCATTGGGCTGGTAGCCCAGGGTCACGTTATTGTCATCCGTCACCGCGTCAATCACGGCGGCCCCGGTTATCTCCAGCTTCTTTACGAGGCCCGGGACGGCCACCCCCGCCACCAGCATGGATGTATCCTTTATGTACAGCATTCTTCCTTCCTCCCAGCCGCTTTCTATGCA